CTGGGGTGGGGCGTCAACCAAGCTACTAGGGGATAAGTTCGTTTCTATTTCTAGTTTGGGTCTGAAATGACTTGCTAAATGTTTGTTTAGGAAAGAAATCATTTGAACTCCAGGGCGTCGATGGGTTGACAAAAGGATAATAACAGATTAAAAATAGTATGTCCACCCGCCCTGAATTAAATTCGGAGGAATTACTATGGCGCGGAAACTCAGAAAAAAAGCCTTCCTCACCCTTCAACTCGTCATTGAATCATCTGACGAAGTGATCATGGTTAGGGAGGCTAATTTAGTAGAATTCCCACAGAAAACAGCTACCGATGTCCTTCCCTTTGCCGAGGAACTGAAGGATGTAATCGAAGATGATTTCATAGATTTCTGCAATTTCACTAACAAGACAGTCGGCAAGTGGGTAAAAGAGGGAAATGCAGAATGATATATGGAAGCAGGTTGCTATATGCCTCCTGTCAGCAGTTTTAACAGGAGGCGGATTTTGGATCGTTTGGGGCGCGGAGGTCCCGAACAGAGAGGAGGTGAATCGTCTTATCTCAACCGCAAGCCCGTATGCTCTCGACCAGAGAGCTATAAATGAGTCCCTTGGCCGGATTCATGAAAAATTAAGCTCTATAGAGAAGCAGATAACCTCTCTTATCGAGCGAGTTTCACGCCTGGAGGGTACCAAATGAAGTTCGTTAAGTTCTTTCATAGATACGAGAAGAATGGTGGCACTGTCCTGCAAGACAAGGAGTGCATCATCTCTATCGGTAGCTACATTTTGTTCTATTATCCCGAGACCAAAGAGTTCTTGCAGATAAATGAGAAGATAGATACATATCCCAAAGCAGTCAATATCACCATGAACGAATACATGGGTCGCCTGGGCTTCTTTAGGGCATGTATTCTGACGCTAAAGAACTTCTTTGGCATAAATCATTGCGGCGAAACGACTTATAAGCCAGAGAAAGAAAAGGAGCCGGAGGATTTTGAGGCGTTTTTTGAGATGGCAGATTTTCCAGACCATGATCTCAGGCCGCCAATAATCATTGGGGGGGTATATAACGATGAAGCTTAGTGATGAGAATATTGTGAATAGGATTAAGGAGTTGGCCCCAAAGGCGGAAGTTCGGCTGTTGCGCTCCTGGAAGGGCAGGAAGTTAGATTGGAAGAACTATGCGACATTCACCCTTAATGGGGAATATTGCTGGATCAAGATCTCTTCTCTTGATGACGACCACTATATGCACGGCGATCCAGGTATCATGGCCAGATTATGTAAAGCTATCGAACCAGTGGTAGGCAAGGTAGGGCATGGGGTCTATGACGAACACAAGATGCTGGAAGGCATAAAGAGAGACCAGGGGCGCAAGGCGGAGTGGCTGGAATTCGCCATGAAAAGTGCCGGATCTTCCGACAAAGAGATATATGAGGCCCTGAAATATGCCTAATCCAATGGAAAAGAGTGTTGAGAAGTCCATAGAGGTTGTGGACATTTTCTGCGAATTATTGACCGGATACGCCAAAAGAGAGGCGCATCCCAAGAAAGAGGTTGTAGATGGAACAATCCAAGCGCTCGAAGCCCTCAGGACGGCGGAAAGCAAGCACTTCGAGAAAACCAGCAAACTCACCACCAGCATCCGGTAAAAAGCTTATCGAGAAGGAGGTAGAACTCGAAAAGCTGGATGAGGCGGCTACAGGAGAGCAGGTTATAGCCCTGCGAGCCTCTGGAAAGACTGAGGCGGCAATCGGAAAGATTGTCGAATGGGATCAGAAGAAGGTCCACAAGTTCCTCATGAAGCCCGAGAGCCTCAAGGACCTCACTAAGGCTAAAAAGCTGCTCCTTGAGGCAGTCAATTCCAATCTCGTAAGAGTCGGCACACAGGCGGCGGATAAGTTGTCTGAACTTATGCACAATAGCGACCCTTCGATCTGTCTCAATGCTGCTAAGGTAACCCTGGATGCCATCGGCAAGCTCGCCATGAGGGAAGGAACAGTAGACAGGGTAGCGTCTGGTGTGGCTCTCCAGGTGAACATTGGTGGCAACGAGGCCCAAACGATAGTAACAGATGAACTCAGAAAACACCACAACCGTTAAGGTCATTGACCGCCCAGAGGACCTCAAGAAGCACCTGGGCGATCCTATGGTCCGTCAGGCCTGTATATCAGACGCCTGGTACCGAGGCGACCTGAGCTATCAGTTGCGCCCTCATGGACAATTAGACCTATATAACTTCATTCATAGGACCCATACCAAGGACCCCACCCCGGAACTCTTTGTTGTTGAGACTCACCGGCGGTTCGGAAAGTCCTATATATGGACTCTGCTTGCACTTGAGAGAGCCCTCTCGCGTCCCTGGCAGCTAATTAAATACGCCGCGCCGACGGCGGTACAGTGCCAGAAAATCGTTAAACCTAACCTGGCACGCATCTTACGGGACTGCCCAGCCGACCTCAAGCCCCATAAGGCCGGTATGACTTGGACATTCAAGAACCCCAGGCTGAAAGAGGGCGGTGCCACCCCCACCTCAGAGTTCCATCTTATAGGTGTGAACGAGGACCCCGACGCTATCCGTGGTGAGGCGACCGATTTTGCCGTCCTTGACGAAGCGGGCATGATGAAGCGCCTGGGCTATATAATTGAAGATATTCTTAGTTTCCAGTTTATTGGCCGTGAAGACCCCATGATGGCCATGATTTCCACACCCCCAGCCTCCATGGACCACCCCTTCATTAAGAAGTACATTCCCGATGCTATGCTCGCCAAGCGGTACTTTATCATGCCTGCGAGCAACAATAAGGACTTCAGTAAGGAGGATGAGGCCGTAGTTATCAGGAATTGCCAGTCTACGGACTCTATATCGTGGCAGAGGGAGGCCGAGTGTCGGCATATCACCGATACGGAGTCGATGATTGTTCCCGAATATAACAAGGTTAGGAAGGACATAGTTAGGAAATGGAAGGACCCAGGCTTCTTTTACCCTGAAATTTGTTTCGACGCGGGGGCAAAAGACTATTGCCATATGTTGTTTGGTTTTGTAGACTTCCGTGAGCAAACATTGATAATAAAAGATGAGATATGGGTACACTATAAGTCCACAGGGCAGATAACCGATCTCTTGAAGGGAAAGCAGCGCGAGGTCTTCCCGAAAAACAAGTTCAAGGCCCATATATTCGCGGATGCTCCTCTACAGCAGCTTATAGATTTTCAGATAGATCATGGAATAAGCGTGGAACCTGCACTGAAACACGACGCAGATGTAACCTTATCTTCCTTGCGAACCGCCGTTCAGTCGGGCAAGATAATGATAGACCCCAAGTGTGAGAGACTTATATATCAGTTGGAGAATGGGGTTTGGAACGATAAGAGAACTGACTGGGTAAGATCTGAGGAACTCGGACATTGCGATGGAATTTCAGCCCTGGCCTATTTTAACAGATGTGCTAGATGGCGAAGGAATCCCTACCCAGATGGTTATTATGACCCAAGAACAACCTTTGACTTCGATCAGGGGCCAAAAGACAATGCCACCAAACAACTGATAAGGAACATATTTAAGCGATGACTCCCATAGAAAAACCAAGCAAAGGGCCAGTGGTTGTTGGCGATAAGGTCGAATATTGGATAAATGAGAAAGATCCCGATAAATTGGCTGATCACGCCAGGGACAGGGTTGACGATTTTACCGAAACAATGAAAAAAGCCCGTTTTTGGAGCAATGCGTCCAGAAACTGGAATTATTATCATGGCCTGTTTACTGGGAAGGGGCTAAGTGCCAGCGATGCGGCTATAGAGGTCATGGGACGAGACGGCCAGTTGCGGCAGATTTCTCTGAACCATTTCCATGAGCTTATTGGCCATATGCTTAATCTGGTCACCCAGAACAGGCCAGCTTTTGAGACAGAGGCGACCAGGACTGATCATGATGCGATAAAGAATGCGGAGCTTGGAGACGCCATTATCAATGACTATCTTCAAGACAAGGGGCTGGAGAAGAGGTTTAAGCGTGCTGTGGAACACGCACTGGTTATGCAGATGGGGTTCATATATGCGCCCTGGGATTGGGATATAGGCAAAACCATAGCCATGGATCAGAATTCCATGGGGCCCTATGGTCAGCCCAAACCCATAAAAGAGGGGGACTTTAATTTCTCTAATCCCTCTATATTCGATGTCGTGTGGGATTACACCTGCGACGACTGGGAAAAAATCCAGTGGGTCATTGTTCGAGTCTTTGAGAACAAGTTTGATTTGGCCGCCAAGGCGGAGACCGAAGAAGAGAGAGACCGGATACTGCAACTGGACGACTTCGATGTTAAGAGTGAAGATGATGGCAGTCCCAAGAGACAGGCCATGAACAATTTCGGCTTAGAGGGAGAATACAGCGACTTGGTTCCCGTATGGCATGTATATCATAAAGATTGCGCGGCCTGTCCTGGGGGACGCCACTTCAAGTTCACAAGCGACGATGAGATCATAGGGGCGGTCCTCCCTATGCCGTACAAGCGCTTTCCTCTGTTTAGAATAACCCCTGAGGAGTTCCTTCTTACGAGCTTCGGTTACTCAAGGGCTAATGACCTCCAAGCCCCACAGGAGGCCTTAAACTCTGAAATGAGTACCATCCTGACCAATCATAGCGCAGCGGGCATACAGGCAATATGGGTGCCCACGGGATGTGAACTGGATGAACATATGGTTGGAGAGGGCGTGTTGATCGTAGAGGGTGGCCAGATCCCTCCCCAGGGGATCAATTTTGCTAAGACGCCTAAGGAGTTCTTTAACTTCAGGGAAGTCTTGTCACAGTCTATGGAGCAGCTTAGTGGAGTGAATAGCGTGGCCAGGGGCCAGCCGGAGGCCAGCCTCAGGACCGGGGAGGCCCTGAAGGTTCTCGATTCTAAGGCTGTGCAGGCTGGAACTTCTCTCTTGCAGAGTTATTACGACTGTATAGAAGAGGTTGGCGGCTTCATGCTCCGGCACCTGCCTTTATTTATGTCCGGCCAAGATGAGAGAACGGTCAGGATGGTGGGCAGGAACAACAGAGCGTATGCCAGGTCTTTCCAGAAGCAAAGCCTAGACGATATATCCAATGTTCGAGTCCAAGCTGGTAATGCTCTTTCTAAAACTGTCTCTGGACGCCTTGCTATTGCTGATAAGCTTATGGAGCATGGCTTTATAAGGACTCAGGAGCAGTATTTGACAGTGTTGAATAGTGGACAGTTGAAGCCGTTGGTTGAATCAGACCAGTCAGAGATTGATCTTATCAGGGATGAGAACGAGCGTCTCGATGTTGGCCAGCCTGCCTTCGCAGATCCCACAGATAACCATGTTCTCCATATCAGGGAGCACAAAGCTATCATCAATAAGGTAGAGCGCCGCGAAGATCCGGCTATTGTCAGCGCTGTGTATGCCCATATACTGGAGCATGTTACGATGCTCGACCAGATACCGATTTCAAGAATACAGATGGCACTTGGGTATCAGGTGCCATATCCTCCGTTTGCTATGCAGGCACCGGACGAAGCCGTTGGGGGTCCCCAGCAAGGTCCTCCTGGTGGTCCGGCTCCCGCAGTACCTGGGGAACCTGCTGCTCCAGGCCAAAACCATGAACAACAGCAGAGCAACGCCTCTCCGGTACCTGAGGCATAATAGAAGGAGTCGTTATGACTGAGCCAGAAGAAG